CTGGCCTCTCTTCTATCTATATTCGGTTATTGAGCTACTGGGGGCTCTGCGTATTCCTCCTGTTGTTTTTTCAGTTCTTCCTCCTGAGACTGTAAGCTCTGCAGTAGATCATCACTGAACGGGAAATCTCCCTGCTCGAGCAGCTGCTTGAGCGTAATCTGACCGCTTCGCCAGATCTCCATAAGGAAGTCATTAGCTATCTGTCGATAGGCTGGGGTAGTGGTACTTTCCGTGATGGATAGATCAAATTCCACATCTCGTATCTTACTTGGGTCATACTCTATAATGCTCCCTCCACGACCTGCTATATTAACGACCCTCCTATGGTCGTAGAACTGCTGGATGTTCTTTATGTCCTTATATGCGGAGTCTACTAGGAACGAACTAAAGCTATCCAATATATCTATCAGAGAGTTTGTTGCATTCTGTGTCTGCTGGCTGTATAGGCTGGCGCTCATCCCTGCATTCCCTGGCTTGCCTTGTAGCGCTCCGTGAATACCAGATATATCCTCGAAGAATCTAAGCTGTAGACTAAGAAGGTCTCCGATACCGATATTCGTTGAGTTGGCTGATATTTGATGAGGGACTGGTACTCCAGCCTTGGCCTTATAGAAAATCATGCCATTGTACCTTGTGTACTCTTCCGCAATCTCTTCCATCGACATAGATTCAGGCTTACATTCCTCTGGGAACATAAGAACACCCTTGGCAGATGAACGCAGAATCATATCATAGATACTGATTAGTCGGTTCACATACCGCTGCTGGTCTATCACATCCGACACAAAGGAGTGGATCTCTCCATCGATGAAGGGGTAGGCCTTCACTACATAGGGATGCCCCTTATGCTCATAGGGCGTTTCCCCCTCGTCTAGTATATCTCCATACGGGGTCAGGAAGTAGTAGTACCAGTAGCTATCGATGAACCACTCTGCACGGATCGTAGGTATATCGTCTTCATCCTTCCCGAACTCTTTCCCTCGCCTAATACGATCCTCATTCTCCTTGAGCACCATATCCTCATAGTCCTCCTCCTCGATCTTGAAGATCTCCCCGCTATTTTGGTCGTGACAGCGGTACCGAGACTTACTCTCCTTACGCCACACCTCGATCACTCGGCACATATTCGGATCTCGAGGTATGAAGAAGTCCATATTATTGGGTAATGAGTAACCAAACTGATAGAAGGTGCTCATAAACCTATCATGCATCACCTCTCTGGAGTAGATCTCTCTTAGCCTTCGGAAGTCTGAGGGGCTCTTAGCGAAGGATTGAACTAGAGACTTAAAGCTCAGGTCGTGTATCTCTCCGATTATATCAATATCCCAGCCTCTCACATCACGGGAGCTGCCATCCACAAAGAAAGATTCTGGCTGGACTATATCCGTCCAGCAGTCCTGCTTGTCATTTCGCCATCCGTACCACTTACGATGCACGACTAGACCGCTGATGAGGAACTCCTCCATACTTCGGGCATTGAGCTCCTTACCCCTATTGAGCTGCATATTACACTGGAGGACGGTACTCATAGTCTCCCCCAGCTTCTGCTCATCCCTATCTCTAGCGATACACGTTGGCTCCTTCTCCTGCTTGCTATACACCCCGATTACATTTCGTATAAGCCTGCGGATAAGATTGTTTTTTAGCGGAACACTCCCCTGATCGATGAGGTACTCCTCCTCACTCATCGTCTTGCCGTCCACCGTGATCTTATCCAGCCACTGCTCCCCATACGCATATCGCTTACATCGGCTTCTCTCTTTTCTGAAGCGATGCATATTATCCCACTGGACACGTGCATCCATCAGCACGTCCATTGCTCTCTTATACTCTCCATTCCCCATATTCTCCTTGACACTGTCTATCCCTAGACTTGTGGTACCCTTCACTCGACTGAGTCGATGCAGCTTGTCCTTCTTGCTCATAGATCTTTATTACTTGATGTTCCTTATGCTATCCACTAGCGACTTCTTTGCCTCACGGAGTGCCTGCGTGAGCTCCTCAGCCTTCCTTGGGTCATCCTCCACCTTCAAGGCACTCTGTAGGAGCTCCACCTCTGTGTTTAGATCTTCAAAGGCTAGATACCTCCTATACTGAATATCCCTCTGCAGCTCGTCTATCTTCTTGGCATACTCCAGCACATTATCCGACTTCTCGTATTTGCGCTCTAGCTTCTTGACCTCCTCGGCTTCCTTCTTATACTTGTAGTACTCGTTGTTCGTGTTGCGGAACTTCGTACGCTCGTCGCTCGTCTTGATCACCCGGTTGGCTAATGGTATGTTATTCCACTCAAACGAGCGGTCGCCTACCATCATCTCCCCACTCTTTGCCAGCTTGTTGGCGAAGCTCCAAGCCCCACCGAAGTACCCCTTGAGTATATACTCTACTTGGGCTGGATTGAAGTCTATCATACCACTCTTGTAGTCATCCCCGCCAGTCAGCTCATTGAGCGTCTTACTTAGCCATACCAGACCGCTGTTTGTGCTCCTGTACGCCTTTGTCCACTCTGGGTCGGACTTGTTGTATGGAGTATCCTTGTATATTGGCATCCCCGTCCATCCTACATTATCACTAGCCTCCACTAGCGGCTTAACGAAGCTTGGATACAGAGCCCTCAGGCTTCCACCTCCCTCCATCAAGTCTAGGGGGAGTACTTGCGTCACCTGCTCTACAATAGCTTTAGCGAGCTCCATGTTGTCTCTGTGCTCCTTCCCGCTTATGGTGCTTACCGCCAACTCTCCTAGACCATACACAGCCCTCATCTCCTGCGGTAGAGGTATGGTAACCCATGTCCCGTCACCGCTATTGAAGCAGATGTTACTACGTCGGACGTACTCTGGAAGATCCCAGTAGTCGTCATCCCCGTCCCCGGAGCCATTCATATAGGCCATCAGAGGGATAACGACCCCAAGAGTAAAGAAGCCAGCAGCGTGGATCATCCCCTTATAGGGGTGCTTACCTACTGCCCTGCCATAGTTTGAGAGCCCCTGGACAGCTGCATTCCAGAACACATAGAAGCTACGGCCAGCGCCGGATATGAGAGCCCCCGACTTACCCAAGAATGTCTGCCCATAAGCATTGTAGAATTTAGACCCAGCGCCTTTCTTATTGAAGTTCACGCTGATCTCCTTAGCATCATATATAGACCTGTCTATGCTTCGTCCCTCATCCCTTGAAGCTACATACGCAGAGAATCTTGCTACATTCTCCACTGCTCTATTCAGATCTTCCCCCAACTTCCCTAGAAGCATAAATGCCTTCTTGGCAGTCAAGCGCCCACTACGACCAACCAGAGCTCGTTGTATCTCATTCTTGTGACCTTCGATGTCTCGTTGCTGCGTATAGCCCGTTTCCCCTCCGTTCATCATGAACTGGTAGAAGTGTCTCTCCGTCGCATCTTCTAGGTTAAGAGTACCCGCCTTATGCTTTTTCAGGAGCCTGCGCAGCACCACAGGGTTATATTTGGCTATGTTAGCATGAAACCTACGAGCATAGCTAGGAGACTCCTTTACCCACACCATCGTGTTCGAGTAGAGCATATCTCGTATGATATTGCTCATCAAAAAGTCGGGGTTCTTCGTCGTGTATAGAGCACTAAGCACTCTATTGACCTTACTCCCTAGTTCAAAGATAGCTCCGACCCAGCCCCCCATATTGCTATCGGGGTTGCTCATACCATTGATCGCTTGTGCAAACCTCGGGTTACCATTGATCGTAACGACGATACTGCGCCCCCCTCGTTTGACGATCATCTGGTGTTCGTTCAGATCGCCCTCTAGGACTCTATATGGTATGCTCCTTGCCTCTGCTCCTCGCTTGTACTCGCTGGGCTTTGCCTCCTTAGCTGCTATCATCCTCTCCTCGAACTCCCTCATGTGATCCTCGACCTCTTCATGGCTAGCACCTTCAGGTAGAGCTTCTGGATACACGGGCTCCCACTCTTCGGTAACGTCGTTGTAGTGTAGCCACAGATCGCTAATGCTGAATAGCTCGGATGGGTGGTTCATCACGAAGTTAAGCATCTTTTGCTTAACTAGCTTGTTCCTGTTCCCTTGAACTACTGCGCTCTCAAACATTTTGCTCATCTGTGCGATAGGGTCATCGGCTTGGCTCTTACGCCCCTTAGCCCTCTTCATCGCAGGAGCGAAGGAGCCCCTAGCCTCACCTAAGTAACCATAGTGGTCTTCACTTGTCCCGTCGGCAAAGCCTCTTAGAGGTATATAGTATCTATACATATCCCGGAGCTTGGCATTCGTCTCCTTGCTGATCATCCCCGTCTCGTACAGCTTCCCCCTCGTGGCGTCCGTCACTCCTCTCTTAGTCTTCCACAGCAGGCTTACATCGTGCCTCTTCTCAAACTCCCGTATGCGATCTAGTGCGCCCTGCTCGGCATCTTCGACGTCCTCATAGACACTGTCCATTCCAGTTAGACCTGCATAGTCCATCTGTCTGTATTCGTCATAGGGGGCTCCCACATACGACTTGCGTATTCTATCATCCTCCTTATGGTAAGCATCAGCACTTATCCGCTTAGCCTCAAAGGACTCCTCGTTAGCGATACGATCCCCGTCCTCGAGATACTCCCTATGTATACGATCTTCCAGCGTAGCATCACCTTGATCCTTGGCCAGAGCCTTTACCGCTCTATCAAATGCCATTGATCTATTTCGCTCCAGACCGTGCAGACTCATCATGTAGTCTGTTACCTCCTCATAGCTGCTTCCAGACTTTACGATACGACCTACCTCGTCAAGGAACGGCTTGAGTACCTGATGAGAGAAGTACTCCATCTCTGCCTGGTTTACACTAGACAGTCTGTTTTCCCCTAGGTAGGCATTCTCATACCCATCTACCTCCTCTATGTCTACTGGATTTCCCTCCTTCTCTAGGATCATCTTATACACATCGGATACGCTCTTCATAGAGTCCTGAACGGCCTCTGCCATCTGATACCTAGAGCTGGCTATTAGGTTGTCGTACTCTTCCTTTAGGCTTCCATCTCCTTGGGTTGGCGGGACGTACGTACCTCTACGATAGCGAGAGTTATCCTCAGAGCCGAAGTTGCCGACGCCCAGCTCCATCTGCTTTGAGATATTCTCCGCCTCGCCGATGATACCGCCCTTTTGTTGCATCTGCCACGAACGCCACAGCATATACCGAAGCTCTCTATCTCCTATATCAAACCCTAGGGATAGCTTTATTCGGCTAATCAGATCCCCAAATGCCTCCTTGATCTTATTCCACATCCCCTGATCCTCTCGGTCAGCAAATCCCCTCTCGGCAAGCTCTGCAATATACTCCTCGGTGGATACACGGACATTCCACCCGTATCGCTTTGATTGCTCTATGATACCCTTGCGAACCTCTGGTGTCGCCCCCTTATAGACCTTATCTAGGAAGCCCTCAAAAGACCGATCACCAACGACGGCCCTTATGCCCTTATGCCCTACGACCTCATGGAGAACGGTGCGAGCCACATCCTCCTCGTCTGTATGGTTGGGGAGCACGACCACCACCTCACCAGTACGAGTGTTATACCAGCCTTTGGAGGACATAGCCTTGGCGGGCAGGCCGTCAATATCCTCAAGCTCCCCTAAGTCCTCTACGATATACGCCTTCTCACCTAGCTCGCGAACTAAAGAGCTGGCAACATCATAAAGATCACTATCTTCCCCATTATCTACATCGTTCGGGCTCGAACTTCTGTACTCATAGCCATGCTCACTGCTATTAGGAGATTTGTCAAGAGAATTACGCTCAACAAATACCTCGATTTTGTTTATCGTCTGTTCTCTGTTTAAGCTAGCCATACCAGCCAGCTGTAAGAGGATACCCGCCCTGCTACCTTCCGATAGGTTATGCTTCATCCTCTCAGCATTTCTAAGCTCGGCAGCCTCCTTCTCCCTCAGGCTTTCTGCCATAGCTTGGTCGAACCTCTCTCGGTTCTCTTCCATTAGAGCCTGTGCTTGGAGACGCCCCTCTTCGACGGACTTCTGTTTAATCTCGTCTTTTGTCTCTTGTGATATTTCGCCATCCGTCCTGCCCTTCTCGTCATAAATCATATCCCAGTACAACTTTCTGGCGAATGCCTCCTCAAGGGTGTTGGCCTCTCTCTCATAACCATAAAAGTGTTCAGCCTTCAGAGTGCTAGTCCTATCCTCTTCAGTTGAGAAATGCACAGGAGGGACATTCTCAAGCTTCTCCCACTCCCAGTCTCTTTTCTTGTACTCGTCTGCGAGCTTCTTTATCTCCTTCTTATGAGCCTTGTACCACTCGGATAGAGACGAGTCTGCCAAGGGCAATGCCTCAGCATCTTCCTTACTGAGACCGTATGGATCTTCTGTGGTGGCACGACCGTCCATGCTGTAGTAGACATCTCCACCATCAGGCAGTATGCTTTGCCGACCAAAGTGCCCATTGTCCAACCATACATTATCAGCCCATGAGTAGTACTTAGTCTCTCTGAAGGTCTTACCCGTATGGTGCCATTCGCTATTGACTATAAGACCTATAGCCAACATCATCTCAAAGTCTGTAGGGGTAACCCCGTACACCTTGCGGAACTTGGCCTTGGGGAACTTACCCGCCTCCTCTGCCTCAAGGGCATTCTCACTTAGCAGTGTTCCGTCCTCCCGCTCGGTATACCTATAGCGTATATCGCTGTCTTCCTCAGACTCACCAAGCTCGTCTAAATCTTCACCTAAGTACACACCAGCCTCCTCGTCATTGGCCTCGAGCACTTGATCGTCCTTTACTATTCCGCCATCTCCATGCGCAAGGGGTGGGTTCTCAAATGTTTCTACTACCTTTGTGATGCTATCCAAGTCGAGATGATCCACGTCAGCGATATTGGTTCGCTGTTGGGCTATCTTAGTCTTTGGTAACCCATCTTCCTGGGGCTGACTAACAACCTCAGCGGAATTGGACCGCTGT